ATCTATCTATTACGGGATGTAAAAGAACATTTAAAGAACAAGGTGGAATGTGCATAACACAAACTAATCAAGGGTAATATGAAGAATAATAATATAAAAATAGTAATTGATATGTTACGCTCTAATGATTTCTTTGGTGGAGGTCATAACGTAGAGATAGCAAAAGGTAAATATCAACTTACTTTAAGTTGGAATATTTTAAAAAACAAAGTTAAACGAGTAATAAAATCTAAGAAATGAAAGAGGTAAAAGTTAAGATGGTAGTTGATTCTACTGAAGCAAAAGAGGGAGTTGATAATCTTTCGGGTTCTGTAGATAAAATGTCGGGTGGTGTTGCATCTGCATTTAAATCATTTACTGCGGGATTAAGTTCTGTAGCTGCGGGATTTAGAACAGTAGGAGGTGCTATAGCGTTATCCGGACTTGGATTATTAGTTATAACTATCGCTGCGGTTAGTGCAGCTTTTAAAGGCTCAGAAGAAGGACAGAACAAGTTCGCTAAAATAATGACAGTAATAGGTGCTATAACGGGTAACTTTGTTGATTTATTAGCTGACTTAGGAGACTTATTAATTAACGCTTTTGAAAATCCACAAGCTTCTTTAAAGGCATTCGGTAAGCTACTTAAAGACAATATAGTAAATAGATTTGAGGGGTTAATGGAATTATTACCGGCTCTTGGTAAAGCTATAGGATTATTATTTGAGGGAGAATTTTCTGAAGCGGGTAAGGTTGCTACTAACGCGGTAGGTAAAGTTGCTTTAGGTATTGAAGATGTAACGGGTAAAATAAACGATGCTACTGATGCGGTTGGAGGCTTTATAGAACAGAATAAAAAGGAAGCTAAGTTAGCTGCTGAGGTAGCTGATAAACGTGCGAAGGCTGATTTAATAGAGAGAAACTTATTAGCTGACAAAGCAAAAGCTGAAAGAGAGATAGCTACATTAAGATTGAAAGCTAAGGATTTAAACAATGTATCAGCTGAAGAACGTGAAAAAGCTTTATTAAAAGTATTAGATATACAAGATGATTTAATAACAAGAGAGACAGAAGTCTTAGAATTAAGACGTGACGCTCAACTTACGGAAAATGAATTTGCAAGGTCAACAAAAGAAAACTTAGATGAAGCTGCGAGATTAACTGCTGCGGTTATAGATAAGGAAGCGGAACGTACAAACCAAAAAAGAACTATACAAAGGGAATTAACACAAGCTGAAAATGAAATAAACAGAAAAGCTAAGGAGCAACAAAAGATAAAAGATGAAGAGCAGAAGGTAATAGATGCAGAAGAAAAAGCACGTATTAAATCAATCTTTGATTTTAAAAATTCTTTAGTTAAACAGAATGAGGACTTAGAAGCGGAGACTGCCGAACAGAAATTAGAACTACAGAGAGAAAGGGCGACTGCTGAGTTAGAAGCTTTAGTAGGAACGGAGACTGAGAAGCGTGAAGCTTTGTTAGAGATTAATAAGTTATATGACCAAAAAGAAACAGACTTAGCTAAAAAGAAAAGCGATGAAGAAATAGCAGAAGCTGAAAAAACAAGTGAAGCAAAGAAAGCTTTAGCTGATTCTGAGAAAGATGCCAAGTTAGCTACTCTTTCAGCTATTAGTGGAGGTTTAACTGCATTAGCTGAGTTAGATAAAGAGAATGCTGCATTAAGTAAAGCAACCGGCGTTGCGTCAGCTATTATAGATACCTTTGTAGGTGCTAATAAAGCATTCGCGCAAGGTGGAGCGGCGGGATTTATAACGGGGGGAGCAATTATAGCATCGGGTTTAGCTAATGTAGCTACTATATTATCTACTCCATTGCCGGGAGGTGATGAAACTGCACGTCCATCAGCGCCTACTGCACCATCTTTTAACTTAGTTGAAGGTACAGAAGGTAATCAAATACAAAACAGCATACAAAATACCAATGAAACACCCGTTAGAGCGTTCGTTGTAGCGCAAGATGTGACATCTCAGCAATCTTTAGATAGACAGATTGAGGCAAATGCGGGAGTTTAGTGACAGATTGGCATAAAAAAATAACAATAACAAGAGGTTTAACGTCATAGATATGACAATATAAATACTATATGAAAACATTCGAAGGTAAATTCAAGAAAAATTCAAAAGGTGTGTTTGCTATTAGCTTAGTAAATGAACCGGCTACCGAAGAAACTTTTATAGCGATGTCTAAAGAAGAGGTTACTGTCAAGTTGGCAAAGGTAAACGAAGAGCAAAGAATCCTAATGGGTTTAGTTCTTCAGCCTAATCAAATGATATACCGGAATGATGGTGAGAATGAGTATCAAATGTATTTCTCAGCCGATACAATAAAAGAATATTCACATAATTTCTTCAAAAGTGGATTTCAACTTAACTCTAAATTAGAGCACGATTCTACTATTGAAGGTGTTACGTTTGTTGAGAGTTGGTTAATAGCTGATTCTAAGATTGATAAGTCTGCTACCTTTGGAATGGAATATCCGGAAGGTTCTTGGATGGTTTCTATGAAGGTTGATAATGATGAGATTTGGAACGACTACATTAAGACCGGTAAACTACAAGGGTTCTCTATAGATGCTATGGTTGAATTAGAAGAGGTAAAGGAGTTTAATTTAAAATCAAATATAAATATGAATGAGAACAAAAGTATCTTAACTAAACTTAAGGAACTTGTTTTATCTGTTGAGACAGTAGAAACAGTTGTGGAAGAAGTGGTTGAGGTTAAAATGGGAAGTGCTAAGAGTGGAGAGTTAGATATCCAATTCGAAGGCGATACCTTAGAGGTAGGTACTCCGGTATTTTTAATGTCAGATGAAGAGAAAGTAGCTTTAGCTGATGGGGAATATACTTTGGACGAATCAAGTGAAACTATTGTTGTTAAAGATGGTTTAGTTGAGTCTATAGGTAAGGTTGAAGAAGAAGAAGTTGTTGTTGAAGAAGTTGTTGAAGAAAAAGAATTAGCTGAAGAAGAGGTTGTTTCTGAAGAGGTTGTTTCTGAATCTGTATCAATGGAAGTTGTGCAAAAAATGATGGACGAATTACGTGCAGAATTAGATGCTAAATTAGCTGAGGTTATTGGAATGAATGCAGATTTAAAAGAAGAGGTTGTTTCTTTATCTAAGCAAGACTCTACACCTTCTATAGTAGCAACACCACAACAATTAACAAGCCATCAAAGAATTTTGGCAAGAATAAAAGCGAATAAATAAAAATTATTAATAATAAACTAAATTTAAATTTAAAATTATGGCAATTACAAGTAACTATGCGGGGCAGAAAGCGACAGAGATTATGCTTCAAGCAATTAAAGAAGAGGACACTCTAAGATTAGGGTTAATCAACGTAGTACCTAACGTAGGGTACAAATTAAACTTAAGAAACTTAGATGTAACTTTAGGTGTTGTAGATTACTCTTGTGGTACTACACCGGCTTCAGATGCAGTTAACTATTCTGAGAAAGTTCTTGAACTTAAGAAATTCAAAAACGAATTCGAAATTTGTAAAGAAGATTTTAGACCAACTTGGAGTGGTGAGGATATGGGAGCATCAGCTTTTAATGACCAAACACCTTCTGACATTTCTGACGCTATCGTAACTGATACTGCTGCTAAATTAGCACAATGGTTCGAGAATCAAATATGGAATGGAGCGGGAACTGCTAACCAAATGAATGGATTGATTCCTCAATTTACTGCTGATGGTGATGTAATCAAAGCTAACAATGGTATTACTGCAATTGGTGCAGCTATCTCGGTGTCTAATGTTGTAGCTGCTTTAGCATCTGCGGTATCTGCAATGCCTTACTCACTAAGAAGAAAAGACGTAAACGTTGCAATCTCTCCGGATGTTGCTGATGCTTATACTCAGTCTTTAATCGCTGCGGGATTATCTAATGGTTTAGGTGGAGACGCTAACACGGGATTAGTTTACGGACGTTACACTCTTAAAACTGTAAATGGTTTACCGGATAACACTATAGTTATCTTTGAAAAATCTAACATTACATTCGGTTGTGGTTTAGCTAACGATTCTGATTCTATCCGTGTTAAGGATATGGATGAGGTTGATTTGAGTGGAAACGTATTGTACAAATCAGTATTTGGTGGCGCAGTAGGATACTCTTACGGGAACGAAATCGTTTGGTTGCTTTCAACTACTGCATAATTAGCAGATATAAATTAATAGGGAGGCGTAAAAACCTCCTTATATTACTAACTTTTAAATAACAAAAAATATGCCTTGTTTGATAACAAGCGGACGTTCTAAAGCGTGTAAAGATGGGTTGGGCGGTCAGTCTACCTTATACCTTTACAATAGCTTAGAAGATGCTTTTACTGTTTTAAACGGAGAAGCTAC